GCTGAACCTCTCGAGCTCCTCAGTCGTGCAGCCCATGGCGTTGGGATGACGGGCCGTGACAATCCGGGCTCCGAGCATGCGGTCGCCCTGAAAGAACAGCGGCACCTCCCGAGACAGCCGGTCCATGCCGGCGGCCGCGCGCCTCCCAAGAAGCCCGATGGTCTTCGGGCGCCTCTCGAGAATCACGTGCAGCATGTGCTCATGGTCGGGATCTCCGACTCCGCGGTGGTCGCCGAGGACTGGCCTGGGGTGGGCGTTGTCCCACCAGATGTCGTGATACATCGGACCAAACAGACTCAGGAGACGGCGTCCGGTCATCGTCGTCGCGAGAAGTTCGCGGCGGAACTGGACGTCGTGCATGTAGGACTGCAGGATCGCGGGGTCTGTCTCAGGCGGAAACCATGGGTTCTGCAGGAAGATGACGGTGGTGTGGGCGAGGCTCATGACGTGCTCGATTGTAGGTTGGCTGGCTGTCGCTGTGAAATGCCGACTTCACCGAGCGAGTTCTTTCCAGTTTTCTGACGACCCCCAGGGCTCCGGGACCTCCGTGATCTCGGGATACTGGCACTCATAGGATTCCACGAGCTCGGGATTCTTGCCAGAGTCGACGACCTCCCAGATGCAGTTGCGAGACTGCCGCGGGAACATCGGGGCAAAGATCGTCGCCAGATAGTTGGTGTCGTAGTAGCCACGAAGACGCTCGAAGATCTCGCGCTGGGCCGGCGTGAATTCTTCCTTGTAGTCCTTGATCGAGGCAAACGTGCCATGAACGGCCTGGATCATCCAGCCCTCGCGCTCGAAGACGGCCCCGAGAGTCTCGTGGCGCATCTCGTTGACGTGGTTGTCGGCGCAGGTCTTGACGTCCCAGCAGGGGGTCGAGATGAACGCCCGGCCGCCCTTCTTCAGCATCTCTCTGAACGAGTCGAGCATGCGGAGCATGTGGCTTGGTTCGACGTGCTCAAGGACCTCGAGGCACACGATGATGTCGACCTGGTTGGCAAACTCGTCGGTCGCCTCGCAGATGTCAGTCTTCTCGTAGACCTCGAGCGGGAACTTGCCCGAGTGGAACACCTGGATGGCCTCGTCGAGGATCGGTCCGACATCGATCCCAATGTAGCGCTTCGGGATGTAGCGAGAGCTGTAGAGCGTCTTTGCCATCGGGAGCTCACGGCCGCAGCCGACGTCGAGAATGGTCGCCTCGGCATACGCCTTGCCCTCTGACAGGCGGCGCATGATGTGACTCCACCTCAGACAGTGGGCGATGTAGTCGCGATGCAAGAATCCGCGTCTCTCGGCGGTGTCGAGCGACAAGAATGTCGTGTCTACGGTTTTTCCTCTTTTGTTTGCCATGACGTTTTATTTTGTGGGTTGGTTGTTTGTGTTCAGGAGACGATCCTCAAAGGACTTAAAAAATCCATGAGGCTCGTTGAGATTCGGGGTGACGGAATACTCGCCGACGATCGCGGCAAGGTAGCCGTGGACAAAGCCGCGCTCAATTCGATGACCAGCGACGGCATCAAAGTCATGTCCCTCTGACCAGTCGTGGTTGTGCCAGCCGGAAAGGGTCTCGAGATCCTTCTCGTAGATGTGATGAGATCCGGCGTTGAGATGCAGGGTGCCGAGCTGGAGGTCCATGCCCTCGTCGCGCAGCGCCTCGAGAATGTGCCACGACAGCATCGAGAAGTTAAAGACATCATACGGAAACCCGAGCCAGACGTCGCTCGACCTCATCGTGTCGATGCAGTGGAGCAGCCCGTCGCGGATCAGCCACTGGACTGCCACCGTGCAGGGCACGTCCTTCGTGTGCGGCGGATTCTCTCTCCATATCGTGAGAACTGCCTGGCGCGTGTCGCGATCTCTCTTGAGCGTGTTCACGACGTATTCGACCTGCCGCGCGATCTTGGGTCCGTAGGCCCCAAAGAATGTCTCACCGTCGTCGGAAAACTTCTTGATCGCCGAGCAGTATCGTCCGATCGATTCGACGTCGCGGCGGCCGGCAAGAATCCACCAGGCCTCGGCCGCCATGAAGCGGTAGCTCAGCCGGCGCTTCTTTGTCAGAACGACCGGAAAGGCCATGTCGACTGCCACCGTGTTGTTGATGATCTCGCGGACCGGCATGCCGCGTGGACTGTATCGACGGCCGTTGAGAGACACGTCTGCGATGAGCTGAAGCCACGCCTCGGTGGCGGTCTTTGGGATCTTGTCGTTGTTCATTTGATGAGATTCAGTTCGTTGAGAAGAAGCATGCGGTCGCGGACCAGGTCCTCGGCCTGCACGTTGAAGTCGGTGGCCTCGAGCATGGCAGAAGCGATGTCCTGAACGTCCTGGACGTGCATGGACATGTCATGAGACGTCTGTCCCATCTGTTCGTAGTCATAGAGGTGCGCCATCAGGGGACGGGCGTTGCCGAATCCACGTAGTGTCTCGCAGTGGCCGAGGTTGGTCGTGGTGTGGTCGGTCCCGTGCCACCAGTCGAAGTAGCCACAGACCAGGTTGCGGTAGCGGTCGTCTGGCTCATACATCTCATGGCGCTCTTCTCGAGAACGGCGCAGTGACTCAAACATCCGCTCGGGACTCGAGAGCAGGCAGACGACGTAAGTGACCCCAAGGCACGACATGATCTGATCAAGGCGGGCCGCCTCGGCAACAAGCGGAGATCCGCCACGGTAGGCCGCCGCATACAGCTGCTCCGAGGGCCAGTGTCTGTCGATCAGGACGGGCTTCTCGATCGACCAGTGGACTGCGAGAGCAAGGGACATCGCCTGATGCTCATACATTCTCCTGCGCAGCGGCAGGTGCAGATACCGAGCCCCCGTCTGGCGCATGTATTCGCGTCCCCACGTCGTCTTGCCGACGGCGTCGGGTCCCTCAAGGACAATGATCGGGTGGCGCTTCATAGGGTCTGGATCAGGCGCTTGGCGACGGTCCTGAGAACTGGCTGAAGAGAACTCGCGAACATCGCCGGCTTTCCGTCGAGCATGGGATTGGGCGAGGCGAGATCATCGAGTGACATGAAGACAAGGTAGTCGTGCTTGTCGGGCTCGACGTTGCGGGCGACGAGCTGGAGATCACGAACAGCGACAGACCATACACCGATCACCCAGTCCAGACCATCCCCATTGTCATTGCGGTAGATCGTCTGGAACTCGACGCGGAAGCAGCTGTCTGGCTCGATCGCCATCTCCTCGCGGAGCTCACGAAGAAGACCCTCCTCGAACGGCTCGCCATGCTCGAGAAGTCCCGCCGGGGTCGACAGGCAGTTCTTGGCAGAGCGAACGCGGTCGCCGCGCCACATCATCGCGACCATTCGGGTGATCGGATCATAGGGCACGGCCATGACGGTGAAGTGCGGCAGCGGATCTGGGAGTGATCTTGGTTCGGTCATGACTGGGCCCTCTTTTCCAGGTAGTGGTCGGCCGCCTCGATCGCGAGATCGATGGCCTTGGTTGGGTTGACGCTGATCTTGCCCGACAGGATTCCGGCGGCGCAGAACATGACAAGCATGTCGCGCATGTTAACCTCATCGATGTCGGGTGACTTCTTGGTGTTGTGGTTTGGGTTCATTTGAGATAGTGCGGGCTCGCGTGGGCCTCCGAGTCGAGAGCGATTCCTGGCATCCATTCACATTCCTGGGCCATGATCTCTCTGACGGTCTCGAGGGCGTCGTCGACCTGGTCTGCCGGGATCTCGTCGGTCACGACCTCGTCGTGCACGGCGAAGAGAGTCGGGATTCCGGCCTCCTCGATCTTGAGAAGCTTCTCGTAGAAGCAGTCGCGGGCCGTCGCCTGGATGATGTTTTCCACTCCAAGACTTCCCCACATGCGGTTGACCCGGCCGGTCGCCAGGGTGGCGGTGAGCTGCCCCTTGTCGCGGCGGACGTCGCGGTAGCGCATCGTGTTCCATGACGGCAGGTCGATCTCGAGGTCCTGGCCAACGGACGTCTCGAACCTGCGCTGGATGCGGTTCCAGAAATCCACGATGAGCCGCTCCTTGCGGCGGAAGTCGCCGACCTGCAGCTTGGCATCTCTGAGAGAGATTCGGTGGCCATACTGGTTCCAGCAGTAATCGACGAAGCGCTCGGCGCCGCAGCCGTAGGACAGACCGAGGACGCGCATCTTGCACATCGCATAGAGATTGGGATCCTCCTTCTTGAGGCTGGCGCCCTTCCAGTTGAGAGTCTGGATCGCGTGGACCTGGTAGACCGAGATGCCGCGGTTGATCATCTCGATCTTGCGCTCATCGTTGACGAGCCAGGCAAGAGTGCGCGGCTCGATCTGCGCCAGGTCGGCGATCACGATTTGGCCGCCGTGCATCGCGTGGATGGCGCGGCGCATGTCGACTCCCTCGAAAGGATCTCGCTGGAATCCCTGGACGTTGAAGCCCTGGTCTCCGCTGGTGCGCTTGGTGTGGGCTCCGCAGTATTTCTGGCTGAAGTCGATCCGGCCGTCTGGGCGGATGCGGTCACGCATCGTCATGAGCTTGGTCATGAGAAGATTGGCCTTGCGATACCGGCGCATCTCGCGCACCCACGGGATCTCGGGATGCTCATCTTCCCAGCGCTGGCAGTCGGTCGAGTCCTCGGCGAGCGACTTGGGTGGCGTGATCCCGAGCTTGCGGCACTCCTCGGCGACGGCGATCGGAGAGAGAACGGCACGCTCCTCGGCCTTTCCGTTGGCCCAGGGCAGAAGGTTTCTGGCCTCCCAGCAGGCGCGGTCGAGCGTCTGGATCGACCGGTCAAGATACTCGCGGTCGGCAGGAAGTCCGCGCAGGCACTGCAGGGTGGTCATGAGACTGATCTTCTTCTCGGCGTCTGGCCACAGATGCGCGTGGGCTTCCCAGATCTTCCAGCACCACTCGGCGTCTCGCTCGGCATATTCGACAACCTCTCGCCAGTCGGGACTGACCCGCAGCTCGCGGTATGTCTTGTTCTCCATCTTCTTGCGGGCATCCTTCGACACGTCGACGTTGAACATTGCGAGGCAGGCCTTCTTGAGATCTCTGGGATGCCCGAGCCAGCATGACAGATTCGCGGTGCAGTGCCATTCCGATGGATCGATGTCCTGGACCTCTGGATGAAGTTCCTGATAGCGTCGCCAGACGCGGGCATCGAACGCGGCGTTGTGGCTGACCCAGGTCCGGTCGTTGATCGATGCCCAGTCAAACTCTGAGGGATGGCCGACAAACGAGCCCTCCTCGGCGTGGACTGCCACGAGGTAGATCTCGACGTCGGGATGCCGCAGATACTGGTCGACACCCATGTCGCGCAGCCCGATCTTCTTCTTGGGGAAAAAGCTGCTCTCGAAGTCGACGGCGACGTGATCTCTGGTCATTCGCTCATCTCCTCCTGTGGCGCGAAGCGGCTCTGCAGGACTGTGTATCCGCCGGCGAGTGCCTCGTCATATCTCTTCTGGGCCCAGTCTGGAAGCTCATCGACGACGGGCCACATGAACCTCTGCAGGGCGGTCTTGAACTCTGGCTCGCGGTCCTGCTGTTTTTCTTCGATCGAGTGCAGCATCGACGCGACCCTGGCGATCTCGGCAGAGCCGGTCGCAAACATGCGAGCCAGCATGTCGTCGTGCATCGTGCGAATCTCGATGGCGCGCAGATGGAACGGCTCGGCGGCCCGCATGACGATGTCCTCATGGAGTCCAATGAGCGACATCCAGTGTCCGCGGCGCTGAAACTCTTCGGCCATCGACTGCCAGGCCTTGCGGGCCTCGGCCTCGAGAGAAGTCGCGCCGGCGTCGGACGTCTCCTCGACAGAGACACAGACGGCCGGATTCTCGGCGGCGGCCCGCCAGATCCATGGCTCAGACCTGGTCGTCGGTCCCCCGATGATGACATTGGTGACGTCGAGACGGGGAATCGTCGCGACATCGGTGAGGTTCGCGAGGAACCTGTAGATGACCCCGATCGGCTGGCGGTTCTTCTTGAACTCGCAGTCGGTCACGAGGACACGGTGGACATGAAATGGAAGATGCGGAAGAAGCATGAAAGTGGGGCAGACGTTTTGGCCGCGGTCTGCCAGCGCGGGTGTCATGAGCTGCCGGGCGCGCCACTGCAAAGAGGACGCCCGGTCACCCAAATGTTTATCCCAGACTGAGGACCCACTCGGCGAAGCCCGGATCCTTGTGGCGTCCGAGATTCTTGAAGTTGGCCACGGTCACGATGTTGCCGGACTTCTGCTTCTCACGGCTGCAGGTGAGTCCGAGCATGAACATGCGGGTATCGGGGATCAGGCTGGTCTGCGACTGAGTCATCAGCCAGCGCGCCGCCGTGGCCGCACGATAGTTGACGCCGGTGAACTTCATCTCGGCCAGACAGAACCTGCGCTCCGCGTGCTCGAGGCTGAAGATCGGGTCTGGCTCGATGTATTCGGGCTGCTCGAGCAGGAAGAGGCAGAACAGTCCCGGGTCGGCCGTGGGAGGTTCCTTGCCGTCCCAGTTGGTCGAGAATCCGGCGCTCTCCGCGTCCTTCGGCGAGTCGAAGATCATCGGGGTGACGCCATCCTTGTATTCTTCATCGGTCAGGCGCTGGATGAACTTCTTGCGCCCGGTCATGAGGATCAGGTTGAGCGGGTCGTAGCCCTTGTCCCACACGAGGACCTCGCCATTGACGACGATCTGTCCGACGGTGAAACCCTTCGACTCGAGATCCGAGCTGTTGGACTGCACCATGTTGACGCGCGGGCGCATGAGATCGCGCTCGGAGATGGCTCCGTCGATCTGACCCATCGCCATGGGGCGGTAGGACACGACGGCCGTCTCGGATGCGACATCGTCCTCGTCTGCCTCGATGATGGGCTGGCGAGTCGCCAGTTTCTTCGATGGCGCGGGAGCCGGCTCGACCTCGGCCTCGATGATGTCCTCATCGGGTTCCGGGGCGAGTGCCTTCTTGGTGATCAGGCGCTTCGCGGGCTGTGCAGCGGGCTGCGGTGTTTCGGACACCTCGGGTGTCTCGACTGGTGTTTCCTCGGCGACGGGCGCGTCGGATGTCTTCGGAGTCTCGGCCGTCTTGCGACGGAGAGACAGTTTCTGTATCAGTGCCATTTTATTTGGTTTCCTTGGTTTGTTGTTCTTGCTGTGTTCGGATCGTCATGATCCTGTCGAGCCAGTCGCCGACTCGGTAGTTGCCGATGCCAATGGCATCAGTGTCCGCGTCGTCGAGCTGGATCGAAAATTTTTCCTCGAGCATGAGCTGCACCTCGATGAGGTCGAGATCAAGCAGCCCAAGGTCGTCGAGCATGTCGGTGTCTTCGGTGATGATGCCAAGTTCTGGCAGCATCTCGTGCAGAACCTCGTGGAATTTTTGCATTGCCTCTTCTCTGCTCATGATTTTTTCCCCCTGCTCAGTTGTGCATAGCGCACTCTGGCGCCGTGCTGGATTAGTCCGGTCTCGTGGAGCCGGTCGACCGCGAGCGACTGCATGCCGCCCTTTTCTCCGGTCTTTGCGTGCTGACCCACGAGCTGCTTGATCTTCGTGACCGAGACATCGCAGGCCGACAAGAATTCGTCAAACGTGACGCCAAATTCAGACTCCAAGAGCTTCGCCGCGGCGATGGGATCGACGATCGAGGTGTCCCCAGACTTCTCGACGATCGTGACTCCCTCGGACAGTCGACCCGCGTCGTGAACTGCCAGCACGAAGCGCTTGAACTTCTTGAGATAGTCCTCCATGGGCTTGATCCAGCGAAAAGCGCGCACGACTTCCTCAGGATCTGCGGTCTCTGGCGACTCGAGACTCGTGAGAGGCGCGATCTCGTGGCCAAACAGGTCTGCGTCGTTGGCGAGCTTGACCATGTAGCGCTGCCACGCCGAGCAGCTGGCCTGGCGGGCACAGAAGCCACAGATGTCTGGATGCGGACGCAGCATGTCGTTGTCCTGTGTCTCCAGCCACCGGTGGCGGCGACGAACAATTGCTCCGACCTGCGACACGATGACCTCGTAGTCCTTCTTGCGGGTGAAGAGATGCGTGTCATCGACCTTCAGGGCGGGCTGAATCAGGCGGACTCGGATCTTCTCGATGGTCGGAAACAGGATGAACAGACCGAGGGCGTAGGCCCGGAACTGGATGTTCTCTGAGACGTGGTCGACCTCCCACCGGCCAAACTTGAAGTCGATCAGCTCGACAGACACGGGCTCATGATCGGCGTCGGCCTCGAGCACGATCACGCGGTCGGCGTGCCCCTTGTCGAAGTCACGGAACTTGAGGGGTCGAAAGTCGAGCTCGACCTCCTTGAGGGGCTCATAGGGTGACTGACTCTCGGCGTCGGCGAGCAGGGCGAGCGTCTGTTCTGCGACCTCGCGGTCTTCGTCTGGCAGCGTGGCAGGAATCTTGCCGGTGTCCATGACCTCGTGTAGCGTGGTTCCGCGAGCGGCTGCCGCAGACGGCGTGTCGTCGGACTCGTAGCCGGGGCAGATCTGAAGCGGCTTCAACCTTGATGGGCTGATGCGCGAGTGGCCTCGTGACGTGTGATCAACCTGGGAGTTCATGGGAATCGGAGAGGCGAGTGATGTAGCTCTTGATGTGGTTGAGTGGCATGTGGATGAGCTCGACGCCGTATTCGTCGAGAATCTCCATGCCGGCGACGTCGCGCGGATAAGTCAGACCATAGACGACGCGCTTGACGCCGTGCGCGATGAGATTGAGCGCGCAGGGACCGCACGGGATTGTCGTGCAGGCGACGGTCCTGACGGCTCCGCGGTGGGTCAGGCTGCAGAGATTGGACTCGGCGTGCACGACAAACTTGCGGCGTTGGTCGTCGTTCTGCCACCAGTCGTCGGCGACGTCCCATCCAGATGGGAGTCCGTTGTAGGCGGTGGCGATGACGCGGTTCTCATGATCGAGCGCGACGGCTCCAACCTTGCGACTGGGATCCTCGGAACGGAGGGCAGCGGCACAGGCCAGGACCATCGCATACTCGTCGACAGTTGGGCGAAGATGGATACTCATGACATGCGCGACATTATCGTGGCTGGCTGCCAAGTAAATGCATATTTTCTGCGCAGAAAACTTTTCATCACTCGCAGGAATAGATCTCGCTCTGCAGGCGAAGACGCGGCACTCCATGAGACGCATCGGTGAAGCTGCGGTCCTCAAAGAGAACGCGGTTCGTCGGCTGAATCGTGAGGCGGTCGTTGTCGAGCCAGATGAACATGAATTCCTTCGCCTGGTCGGGCGCGTCGGAAAATCCGTCGCCGATCGGGACTGCCGTGAAGAGATACGTGCCCGGATGATCCACTCCCTTGATGATGGCATCGCACCTGAGGCCACGGAGATAGGTGTATTCGGTCGCGTGCCAGTCGTATCCGTAGCAGTCCCACAGCTCGGCGTCGTCGATCTCCCAGTCGGTCTCGGGATTCTCGCTGAACGCGATCGCGTGCGGGGGCACCGATCTGTAGACGGCGCCCGACTCGAACACGACGTTGCAGCCCCAGGCACGACCCGGGATCGAGACGAGACCGAACCAGACGGCGGGCACGAAGCCGCACGGCTCCTCGTGGGTGAATCTCGAGTCGACCCAGACATACTGGTGCCGAGGCAGTGATCCGATCTGGCAGTTCATGGAGTCTCTGGATGAAGCTGCCACTCTGTCTGCGACGGAGGAACTGGCCTGCTGCACAGCGGACAGAGACTGAGATCAGGCTCTGGACGGTGGCGAGATCCGAGATGCAGGATCGCGATCGACACGGCGGCCGCCCAGAACAGGCAGAGGGCCGCGAGCACGGCGTTGAGACTGAATCCCCGCGTCATGACGCCATCCTCCTGAGAGCGGCCCTGACCGTGAGGTCACGCAGGTGTTCCATGGCCGCATGGCGTGTCGGAAACACGCGGTCTTCTCGCATCCACCTGGTCTGTTCATGGCAGAAGCGGAATCCCGCGGCATGCAGTCTCGGACTCTCACTGGCCCTGTCGAGCCAGCCGACGATTCGATCGATCATTTTTTTCATATCATTCCCTCCATATTGAGTTCACCGTCTGTCAGTAAGGAAAGATTCTCGAGTCGCCGTTCCACTGCTCGGGCTATCTTCGACTCGATGCCGGTCGACGAGTAGACGATGCGCTGGACGACGGGACTCTTGGCTCCCGATCGGACGGCCCGACCAAGGACCTGGATGAGGGTCACGGCCTTGTAGGTCGGGAACACGATCACGTGGCGAGGTCTCGACCCGTGCGTGTCGTGCAGGTCGATCGACTCGGATCCCGCGTCGACCTGGCAGACCAGGACCCTGACCAGGCCGGACTGGAAATCATGCACGGCCGCCTCCTGGTCGCGCCGAGACCTCTTGCCGTCGAGCACCCTGTGGTCAATCGCGCCGAGACGCTCGGAGATGACCTGGATCGTCCTGGTGAACTGGACAAACACGATGACGGACTCGCCCTCCTCGTGCCGGTCCTCGATCTCCTCGATCAGGGCCGGGACCTTGAAGAGCTCGGCGCGCTGCCGGTCTCGGATCGCGAGGATGCCGGGACTGGGATTTCCCTCGTGTCGCTCCACGTCGGCCTGCTCGTCGTCGTCGACCAGACTGAGCCAGGATCCGAGCCAGGACGGCGGGGAATCTGGAAGATCCCACAGTTCGACCGTCGTCTGGGCCTCGGGAAACTGTCCGGCCTCAAAGAGATCTTTCTTGCGGAGACGGAGTCCCCAGCAGTCGGGACCGTCAAAGAGGGTCCGGTGGATGTCGCCGAGCACTCGGTCACGATCTCCCTTGCGGAAGTAGAGACCACCGAACGGACTGCGCACGCAGCCGTTCCTGCGGCACCAGTTCCAGAAGTCGTTGTCGAGCCGGTGCATGCCGGTGCAGAAGCCGAGGGCTCGCATCTTGAGGGGCGAGTCTGCCGGAGTCGCAGAGAGGCCGAGCACGAGGACATTCGGATTTCGCTGCGCCGCGATGACGAGCTCGGCGTTCTGGCTCTTGAGACCTCCGCCGGCGTGGATCTCGTCGATGATGAGGATCATCGGATGGGGCATGACAAAGTTGAAGGCGCGGACGCGGCCGAGTCGGTTGCGGATCGGGATGAAGTCCTCGTTGCGGCCGCCGCGCGCCTTCTCCCAGCTCATGACAAACTCTGGCACGATGCCGAATTGCCCGAGGGCGACCTTCCACTTTGTGATGGCGCGGGCGCGGCAGATCACGGCGATCCGCGGAATGTGCCCGTCCTGGTCTTCGAACTCGAGCGCCGTGGCAATGGCCGTGAAGGTCTTGCCGATGCCGGTGTCAGAGGCATCAAGGGCAAAGCCCCTCTCAGAGAGAATCTCCGAGAGTCGGCGGGCGGCCTCCTGCTGGTATGGACGAAACTCGGCCATGGTCAGATGTTGCTCCAGTCGTGGCCGCAGCAGCGGTCGGCGTCGTGCTCGAGGCGCTTCTCTGCCTCCCACTCGGCGTCCTCCTCTGGCGTGCGTCGCGGGCGGCTGCCACGGCATGGGATCTCGTCTGGCAGTCTCTGGGTGTCTTCGGATGTGCTCATTGTTTCGTGGGATCGAGCATCTCGTGGATGCGGTCGTTGACAAACTCAACGCAGCCGCGGGCGAGCTCGCCCTGCAGCATCGCGCCATGCGACAGTCCGACCATGAAGGCCAGATGAAGCGCCGAGTCCATGTGGTCAGGCATGTCCTCGATGTGGTGCGCGAACAGCGTGTCACGGTAGCTCTCCCACGCCTCGGTCGGACTGAGGGTGAAAGTGCCGATGAACTTGGGATGTGGCTTGGGGTCGCTCATGCTGCCTTCCTCATTCTGGCCTGGCGGATGCCGCGAAGAAACGCCTTAACACTCTTGCGAGTCCTGTGCGCCGAGAACTCGGTGATGTCCTGGCCGTTACCGTGGCCGAGCCGGTAGGCGATCCAGTATCTCCCTGGTTCGCCGAACAGTTCTCCCTCGCGGTCGACGATCAGGCGAGCCGCATGGCCGGTCTCCTCGTCGAGATAGACCTCGAGGCAGGGCGTGGTGTCGGTGATCTTCATCAGCGTCCGAGGATCGGAAGTTCGGAGTTGGGGCTGATGCGGATGACGCGCGGGCTGCCGATCACCGTCCGGCTGTCGCCGTCTCTGGTCGTGATCTCGCGCGCCTGACGAGGCAGCTCGATGTCTGCCGAGCAGTCGCTGACGCGGACGACGGTGGCGCGGGCCCCGTAGTGGTCGATGATGTCGCCCTCGCGGAGTCGCGTGTTGAGTGGCACGACTCGGACGCGGTTCATCGCGAGCAGACTCGGGCGGTCTGACTCGGACGGAGCCGGCGGAGGAGGCAGCCTGTCGATCAGCGGCACGGTCTTCTTGGAAGAACTGGCTCGCAGGACGCCGGTCGCGCCGGCATCGAAGATGCGGCGATACATGCGACGTCCTTCGACCATCACGATCGGCAGGTTATACTTGTCTGACCAGTCGACGTAGGTCGCTGGCGTGAATTCTCCGTTGATCTTGACTGCACACGGAGAGCCTGTGGTTATTGCGGGTTTTTCTCTCATGACAGAAAGGATACTACCAAGCTGCCAGCCACATGCGAATCTTTTTTTTCAAAAAAGTTTTGGCCGGGGAGGGAGGGATCGAAACCCACGACGATCAGAACTCCCTCTCCCGGCACGGGTCGACCTCACTTCTTCCTCTTGTCTCTCGGTGACGCGGGGTCCTTTCGCCGGTCCGAGCTCTTGCGAGTCTTTCCCCAGCGAGCCTCGGCCCCGCGTATTCCTCCGAGTCGACGTCCGGGATGTCCTGCGCCGACCAATCCTCCGATGCGGCCTCGAATCGATGCCATCTCGACGACGGTGAATTTTCCTTTTCGAAGAATCTCGCGAAGTCGCTCGATCTCCTGTTTTCGTTCTTTGTCAGTCATGTTGTTCAGTCTGTGAGTGAGAGTATTCGCGCCTCCAGACTTTTGAGACGATCACGAAATGCTCGAATGACAGTCAGAAGTGGCGACATGAGGATGGCAAGAACGGTCGAGATCATTTTTTTTCCTTGAATGCGAGCCAGCCGCCGAAGAACAGGAGCCCTGCCCAGGAAACGACGAGACCGATCATCGCGAGAACGTGCATGTCAGTCGTCCTTCATTCCGTCGTCAAACCATGAGACGATCAGGGCATCGATGGTCTCGGCAGAGACGAGGAGCAGCATGTAGTCGCGGATCTGGGTGAACGTGGCGAGGTCGCGCATCTGGGAACGGAGCCGGCGCTTGGCCGATTCGTCCTCGAATGTGTCGATGAATGTCCGAACGAGACTGCGTGTCCGGTGATTGTAGGGGGACTTCATGACTCCGCGATCGACTGGGGGAGCGTCGGGAATCCGGTCGGCCGTCACTGGGCCCTTCTGTGGTTGTGTCTTTTTCATGACAGGCTGCCATTTAATCCGCAACTTCTGCGATGTAAACAGGAACGTGACTAACTTCTGCGATGAATTGCCACGCAGAGTTTTCCAGTCTCGGGCATCTCGACTGTCGAGACCGAGTAGAGATGGCGGTCGTCAGACTCGCGCAGCGCGATGGCCTGGCAGCGTCGCTCAAGCTCCCTGAGTGAAAGGCCGCGCGAGAGCGGGTCAAGAAGCACCGAGTCGCCGGCGCGAAGAGAGCGCATCTGTCGGTGATTGATTCCAGAGACATGGGATCGGTCGTGCAGGTTCTCAGAAGATCTGGCCCAACTGACGTCATCAGACCGGCCCTCGAGAATGCAGTCGATGTCGCGACAGAAGTCGACGGCGCCGGGAAGCCGAAGGATGTCGGAGCGGTCAGAATCCCACTGTCCCCGGTTCTCCCTGATGAGCTCAAGAAGTCCCCGAAGCGGGACCTGTCCGATCATCGTGAGGATGAACGGAATGATGAACCGGTCGTGCGAATCCTCTATCGCTGGGCAGTCGCGCTCAGAGGCGGCGCGGAGAGCCAGGACTCGCTCGTCCTGCTGTCTGATCCAGGAGACTCCGAACATGGCGGCCATGGTGGCCTGCCAGTTGAGCCGGGCAGACGACCAGAACTGTCGAAGCCAGCGACGGGCCGTGTCGTGGACGAGCGAATCGGGAGTGCTGGTGAAGAAAAGGAGGACCATGTAGGCCATGGGACGCGAGGGACGGGCTCGTCGCCAGACGTGACTGGAGTGCCGAAGAGTGCGGCCGGTCATGGGGAAGTGGACGGTGAGGTGGTCAGATGGAGTCTTCATGGTGTCAGAGAAGCATCATAGCACGGAATGGCAGGTGCCAGAACTGTTTTTTCACACGACTGCCCATGGCACAGAAAAGAGTTGTTGACCACAAATGACTTATGACAAAATGATCCGGTAATCGAACAAAATGGGAAAAGCTATAACGGGGCAATTTTTTAGGCATGCAAAAAAAGTGGTTGAAATCTAAAAAAACAGAAAAGCATTCAAATACCTATTAACTTCTTTCTAATATATTCTATATTAACTACTTATCTTTGTGACTTAATGATATTTGAGTAATTCTAGATCTTCCACTTAGTCTTGTCCTGTATTCTGAACTACTTATGCCCGAGATTGTCTCCAAAGAAACTCCAGGTGTGCCTCGATGGCATTCTGATGTAGCATCCGAGCCATGAAACACGTGATCGGGGTAGATCCGGGCAGGCACGGGGCAATCGCCGTCCTCGATCCAGAGTCGATGGCCATCGTGAGTCTGCACCAGATGCCCGAGACAGACCGGGAAGTGGTAGAGCTTGTTCGAGAAAAAATGAACAAGGCATCCCATCTCTTCATCGAGCAGATCCCGAAGTTTGCGGGCGAGAACCGGTCTGCTGCCTTCATGGCAGTGCTTTATGGAAACTACAAGCTGGTGTGCGGCGCGGCCCTCATGCACGGCGGGTCTGAGCTGGTCGAGCTCTCGCTTCTGAAATGGATGAATCTGACCATCGAGCAGTCACAGAGAAGCCGTGAGCGTTCTGCGAGGAAGCGGCAACTTCTGGATGCCGCGAAGAAGATCTGGCCCAGGACCCGACTGACCCTGCAGACCTGCGACGCCCCGCTCATCGCGAGGGCCGGGATTCTTCTCAGCAGAGATGCGTTTACTTCGAAGGAGTGACACGGCCATCTTCTGACCATGGCGAGCAGAGCAGCAAGACGACTCACCCCTCAGCAGCGAGAGTTCATTGAGCTCCACGTGCTCGACGGGCTCCCGATGTATCGGGCCTATCTCCTCGCCTTCGATGACGTCATCGCGGCCAAATACAACGGGAAGATCACGGCGGGTTCTGCCTGTCGGGCCGGCGGAATCATTCTCCAGAAGGAACATGCCAAGACCTACGTCGAGGAACTCAAGGCCCGCGTGGCCGAGCGCGCCCAGCAGAAGCGCTTCCTGAGTCTCGATGAGAAGCGCGAGTTCCTGGCAAAGCTCGTCCGAACCCCGATCGCCGACATCGACGAGGAGTCAGAACTCGCCGAGGAGGTGCGCACCTCCACCGATGGCACGACGTCTGTGAAGGTTCCCTCCAAGCTCAAGGCTCTCGAGCTTGATGCCCGCATCATGGGAGAATTCAAGGACTCGGTCAGACTCGACGTGTCTGAGAAGGTGCTCAATCTCGCAGAGAGCTTCGCATGAGCGTCGTCCGCACCCGCTATGCCAAGACCGGGGTGCGAAAGAAGAAGCGCTCCGAGGTGACGCCAGAGGAGTCGGCATCGATCGAGCAGGCACTCGACGGACGGCAGTATCTCGAGCATGCCTATGCGATGAGAGAGGCCCACCAGAAGACCGGAGACCTGTTTGGACCGACCGAGTATCTGCTTCGCTACTGCGTGAAGAACCCGCCGAAGGAACAGATCCGCCTCGCCAGCCACGAGTGCGAGTATCTCATCTGGAGATACATCCAGAAACTTCTTGATCTCGACCAGTATCAGGCGGCGGCCATCGTCTGCTGGGGGCCAGAGCTCTTCACGCCAGAGCCGCACTGCACGAAGCTGGTGTGGAACGGACTCAGAGACCATGCCAAGAACCTGATCATGGGAGGAGGATCGCTCTCCAAGTCGTATTCCGGCGCCGTGTTCTTTGGCCTCGATTTTCTTCGCGATCCCGAGTGGACCTGTATCAAGGTCATGTCGGTCACCCGGCAGCACGCGGTCACCAACGTCTTCGCGCACATCAAGAACCTGCTCGCCAACGTCCTCGTTCCTGTCCCGAATCTCTCGATCAAGGCCGAGTCAGTCAGGGTCAACAACGACGACAAGCAGGGAATCCATCTCACCTCGATCCCGATGGGAGACGACGGCAAGGGACGTCTGCGAGGCTTTCACCCGGTTCCTCGTCCAGTCCCTCATCCGCGGTTTGGCAAGCTCAGTCGCATCGCCCTGATTCTTGACGAGGCAGAGGAGATTCCAGAGGGCGTGTGGGAGGATGTCAACAACGTGCTCCTGACTGAAGAAGCAGACAACAGCCACGTCAGGGTGTTTGCCGCCACGAACCCCAAGGACCGCAACAGCAAGTTTGGAGTTCTGGCAGAGCCCAAGAGAGGATGGGCATCGATCGACATCGACGTCGACGAGACCTGGGAATCTGGCCGGGGATACAACGTCATCCGACTCGACGGGGCCAAATGCGAGAACGTCACCGAGAAAAAGGTCGTCTATCCTGGCCTGCAGACCTGGGAGGGATTCGAGCGACTCCTCAAGCTCGGGTCTGACAACCCAGAGTATTTCACAATGGCGAGGGGATGGTTCCCCGAGTCGTCTGCCTCGGTCGTCATCGTCAACGAGTCGATGTTCGAGAGGGCCAAGGGTCTCTACACCTTCTCGGGACCGACAGTCATGGCAGCCGGGATCGACCTCGCCTTCGAGGGCAATGACCTTGCCTTCTTCACCGCCGCCAGATTTGGCCAGGCGATCGGGTGGACAGACATGCAGGGTTCGTTCCAGCGCTTCAAGTCCGAGCGTCGTGTCATCCAGGTCGAACAGCAGATCAGCCTCGACAAGAGAGACACGATCGAGCAAACCAGGGCGATCATCCGCCTGAGCAATGACATGGGAGTGAAACCCAGGTGGCTCGCGGTCGATCGAACCGGCAACGGCACCGGAGTCCACGATGCTCTCAAGTCGATGTTTGGACCAGATGTCTTCGGGGTCATGTTCAGCTGGGCTGCCTCAGACACTCGCATTCTTGACGACGACTCAGAGACCTGCGCCGAGAGATACAATGACGTCGTGACCGAGATGGCGTTCAGTGTCCGCAAGTTCATCGAGACAGACCTTCTCAAGCTCAACCCGGGAATCAACTGGAACCAGCTCGGCCGCGAGACGGTCACTCGTCGCTACATGCAGGTCGGCCGCGGAGTCCTCAGACTCGAGCCCAAGAAGGAATTCAAGAAGCGCCACAATGACGTCTCGCCTGATCGCTTCGACAGCCTGCTCGTCGCGATCCACGCCATTCGCATGAACGGCGGCATCTCTGGCCGCATGGTCGAGGAGGCGCGCGTGCCGGCACCCAGACCAGAGCGCGTCGAGCACGGCATCGTCGACCAGCTCGACTTCATCGACATGACCGACTAGCATGAACGTGATCGAATCCATGGTGATGCCCGGAGGATGGCACAAGCCCGAGAAGGATCGTCTCGGCCGCGACATGCCTGAGCCCATCCGTGCCCCGACCTATCGAGCCCTCATCGATGCCGTGATCAAGTTCAGGGCCGACAACGTCATCCCGATCGGCGACGTCAGGGCTGAGGTCGATGAATACATCTGCAAGAATTTCCCGCGCATGTGCCACCAGTTCGAGGGAGTGGCCCGGATCGAGGTCGCGCACTCCGTGTCGCCGATCCGCACCCTCACAGACGAGATGATCCAGACGATGGACAGGCAGATCCAGGATCACTCGACCGAGAATCTCGAGCTGAAGCAGGAGGCGCAGCGACGTGCCGACATCTGTGCGGGCTGCAGGTTCAACGTCAGGTGGAACAGCAACTGCGGATCCTGCGTCGAGGCCGTGAACCGCATGTCGGCCATTCTGCGAGCCGGTCAGACAGTCCACCATGAGCGAGAACTTCGCGCCTGCCAGATCCTGCATCACGAGAACAGGTCTGCCGTGTGGCTGCGCATGGACAGGATCGGCACGAGTCCAGATCTTCCTGGATACTGCTGGGCGAGGCGATGAGTTGCAAGAGGTGCCGCATGGAGATCACGACCAGGGGAATCAAGAACTTTGCCGGTGCCGTCGGGAGAGCCGCCGAGCGTGTCGCTCGCAGGGAGGTCCTGCTTGTAGATAGTTCTACGAAGAAAAAAAGGCTGTCTGTCTGCGATCAGTGCGAGTATCGATCGGACATGCAATGCTCGGTCTGCGAGTGTTTTATCCTTGCCAAGACCATGCTAGCTTCTGAATCCTGCCCGAAGGGAAAATGGTGAACAATGCCAAACGACGCCTCAACAGCCGATATAGTCGACCCGCAGACGGGATCCGTGCTTCCGGCAGTCCTGACCTTCGATCAGGCCTATCAGACCTACAAAAACTTCACGCAGGACAACCGGGAGCGCAACAACAAGAACGCGGCGATCGCTCGCAAGATCAACGGCGAGCAGCCGTGGAATCCGCGCAAGCTGCGAGGCGCGGGGCAATCCTGGCGGAGCAATCGGCCCACGGGATTCATGTCGTCCCTGATCAAGCGCCTGACTCCTCCATACCGACAGGTGGTCGACCAGCTCCCCCTCTTGACCTACAGCCGCTTTCCGAACGAAACTTCCGGCACCGAAGCCTTGGAGGATACTTTCCGGACGGCAATCACGGACTGCATTCGTAAGTGGACGGGCTGGCCTGATTTTCTCTCTCAGCTCATCGACGAGAACCTGACCTACGGCTATGCCGCAGTCGGTCGGGAAGACGAGTTCACCTGGAAGCCGAAGATGTATCGGTCTGACGAAGCCCTGTTCTACGTCGGCTGTCCCCAGGAATCCAACCGGGTAAAGATCTGGGGCCTCAAGGAGGATTTCTTTGTCGACGACATCGTTGACACGATCCGTGATCCCGAGGTCGCTTCTCTTGCCGGGTGGCGCGTCGAGAATCTTGTCAAGAAGCTCAACACGTCGACCAAGCAGTTCGAGGACCGCGCCAACACCGAGAACGAGCGCGTCTACGAGGACCTTATCCGCGAGAACAACCTCGCCAGCAGCTTCACCTCGTCGATCCGCGTCGTCAAGGCCGGCCACATCTTTGCGACCAACCCGGCCGGCGGCATCGACCACTACATCTTTGACCGCGAGGACGGCGTTCCGCTGTTCTTCCGCCGAGCCCGCTACGACAAGATGGAGCAGTGTCTGAGTCTCTTTTCTGCCGAGGTCGGCGACCGCACGCTTCATGGCTCTCGCGGAGCGGGCCGCGCACTCTACAACACACACGTCTCGGTCGAGCAGGCGCGCAACCTCATCCAGGATGCCCTCCACCTCTCTGGTCTGATGGTCCTGCGCCGCACGAGCAGAGCCGGCGCCGGTTCTGTGGAGACCCCGAGCCTCACCGTCAACCATCCGTTCGCGATCGTCGGCGAGGGCTACGAGGTTCTCGAGAAGGTTTCCTTTGAGATCAACTCGGAGGCGTTCTTTGCACTCGACCGCCACGCGACGATGCAGGCCGAGATCGCGGTCGGCGCCTTCATGCCCGGACAGATTCTTGACCAGCAGGGACAGCGTCGCACGGCGTCAGAGGTGAACTACACGGCCTCGATCGACGCGCAGATCCGCGCCGGGATGCTGTCTCGCTTTGCCGACCAGATGTTTGCCCTCATCGACCAGCTGCAGCGCCGCATCTGCCGCGCCGACATTCTTCAGTTTGCAAACCAGGTCATGATCGAATCAAGACAGACCGGTCTGACCCCGATCTTTGACATCGAGACGTGGACGTCTCTTGAGTCTGTCGGAGAGTCTGCCATGTATTTCTTTGTCGAGATTCCGCGGTCGCTCGACACCGATGCCGTCGAGGCAGTCCTCGAGATGCTGGAAAAGGGAATGACGATCTCGCAGATCGCGATTCTTGCCAACTCGTCGAGTCGTGCGAGCGTCGAGGATGCCATCGCGTCTCAGTCCGGTGTCCTCGAGATGATCGTGAGCCGCTATTCCGCAGACCCGACCATCGACACGGTCGAGCTCAAGCGCCGCGACATCGCCTCCAAGCTCGGAGGAGCGGCCGCCGAGCGTCTTCTCAACGTGGATCTCAGTCCCCTGTCGGCTCTCAAGCAGCATCGCCAGCAGCTCATTGAGCTGACCACTCTTCTCAACGGAACTCCCGTGCCAGTCGACACCACCGACGACGACATGGTCCATCTCAACGCGATGCTGAGCAGGCTTGCTCCGCTCCTGTCTTCCGAGATGCCGCTCGATTCCAGCGCCCAGATGCTCGAGGTCGCCCTGCAGCATGCCGACCAGCACGTCCAGTCTGCCCTCCAGAAGGGAATCAAGCCTGCCATGCTCTCGGAGATCACAGGAATCCTCGAGGAGGCGCGCGCCCTGATCCAGGGTCCGACGACCGAGGGACGTGCCGCCACGGCCGTCGCGCCCGCGACCTCTCCGGGTGCGGCCCCGGTGACCTCCGTCTCTCCGTCTTCTGCCGCGCCCACGGAGACCACGCCCTCCGGCGTGGCCGGAGGAATTCAGTCTGCCGTCGCTTCTGTCGCGTCGCCCGCGCGTCCCACCCCGCCCGCAGGAGGATGAACTGAATGAGCTCTGTTCCATGGTCTTCAGAGGATTCGACGTCCCTGCGCGAGTTCTTTCGGCGTGTCCCGCGTGAACGAATCGCCGAAGTGATGCGAGACATGTGTCCGGCCGTCGTTGACGCCGAGACAGTTCTCAAGAACGATGCCGAGGCCGTCGCCCGAGTGGCCGCGATGCGCGCCGGCTGGGACGACTACGAGAGAAATTTCTTTGCGCTCGCCGACGTTCAGCGTCGCGAGCAGGTCAACCCCGAATACCGAGACATGACATGAAAGACGCAGACAAGGTAAAAAGTGCCGCCGCCGGCCTCTACGCAAACATCCATGCCAAGCGCCGCCGAATCAAGGCCGGCTCTGGCGAGCGAATGAGAAAGCCGGGATCAAAAAAGGCTCCCTCTGCCAAGGATTTTCGTGACTCGGCCAGGACGGCCAAAAAGAAATAAAGACTATGTCAGCAGAAAAACCAGTGACCAGCGAGGGCGTGCCCCAGGAACTTGACCTCGGGCATGTCGAACCACCCACACAGGACAACATGAACAGCCTCGACGAGGCGATGCGAGCGGCCGGAATTCTCGATCCGGGCGAGGAGATGCCCGAGACCTCGGCGGCCCCTCTGTCCGATGAGAAACCGGCAGATCAGCCGCCCGTCGACGAGCCGCCCGTCGATGAAAAACCTGCCGACGAAAAGCCAGCCGAAGAAAAGGCCCCAGAGCCGTCTCCGGAGGACGTCGCGAGAGAACTCGAGCAGATCGATCTCGACGCGATTCAGCCGCCGGCAGACATCAGTCCCCGCAATCTCGTCAACTTCGACAAGCTGCGCGACGTCGCCCGTCATTTCAAGGCCCAGGCGTCTCGCGCTGCAGAAATGGAGCAGCAGCTCGCCGAGGTCCAAAAGAACCAGGCGCAGGTCCCCGACGAGGTGCTCAACGAGCTCACAGAACTGCGCCTCATGCGAAAACTCTGGGACACCGAGAACGACCCCGAGTTCAAGAGGCAGTTCGACGAGCAGATCGGCAACATCGACAATGATGTCCTGGCGATCCTTCGCAAAAACGGCCTGCCAGAGGACACCGAGAAGCAGCTGAGACAGCTCGGCCTCGACAAGGTGTCTCCCAAGTGGTGGGAGGACTCGGTCCTCAACAAGCTCTCGTTTGTCGATCAGGAGCGCGTCCGCAAGCGTCTCGCTGATCGGGCCGACCTGTCAGAGAATCGTTCCAAGACGATCGAAAAATTTCAGGCAGACCGCGAGGCCTACGGCCAGTATCTGCAGAACCAGCAGGAACAGCAGCAGTATCAGGCCGAGCAGCAGATCTTCACGCACGTCGACCAGATGACCGAGAAGGTTCCGTGGGCGCGGTATCAGGAAATTCCTCCTGGGGCCAAGCCAGACGAGGCAAAGAGAATCACCGAGCACAACAAGACTGTCGAGGAACTCGAGACGCGCTTCCGCGAGGCCCTGTATCCGCAGACCCCGCAGGCTCGTGCCGAGGTCGCGGCCGCCGCCGTCGCGAGCGTCAAGCTCGCCGAGTCAGTCACTGATCTCGGGTCTCGTCTTCAGGCCGCCAACGAGCGCGCCGAGAAGGCCGAAAAGGCTCTTGAGGCAGTCCGAGCGGCTGGCAAGGCGCCATCTGCCCGTCAGGGCGGACGCAAGCCCGCCACCGAGTCGGCCGATCCCAACAAGCTCTCTGACGAGGATGCCATCGAGGTCGGCCTCATGGCCGCCGAGTCTGCCATGTCATGAGCCACACCGGTATGGCCAATGCCGGACGAATCGACGGCGTCGATCCAGAAGACCTGGATCTCGGACCGACGACCGTCATCCAGACCCAGGCTCCGCTGGGTTGGAAGCAGGAGGCCGAGTGGCTGGGCAGGGATCTGTTTGTCGGCTTTCCGTGCTACAAGCAGACCAACCCGGCCACGGCCTGGTGTCTTCTCGCGATTGCGCTCGATCTCGGCAAGGAGAAAGTCCGGTTCGACATGCAGGTCGGCGACGCGATGATCTACCACGCCCGCAACGAGCTTGCCATGAAGTTTCTTGCGACCCAGGCCCAGTGGCTCCTGTTTCTCGACGATGACATGATTCCTCCGATCGGGCGCCCAGATTTCCTCCGGGCGATGTGCCGGCTGCCAGATTCGTATCCCACGGCTCCCACGGCGCTGCACGTCGTGCATCGACTGGTCGGGCATGGTGCCGACATCGTCGGAGCCACCTATTTCTCCAGACATCCCCAGGGCCGTGCCATCAACAGCCTGGCGCTCGACCAGACCTATCGGGCAAGGGTCGCCTCGTTTCACGACGGGACCATGCCCTGCGACTGGATCGGGACTGGCTGTCTGCTCATCCACCGCAGGGTGTTCGAGGCGATGCAGACCAAGTTTCCAGAGCTCAATCCGACAAATCCCGAGATGCCGTTCAACTTTTTCCAGCCAGAAAACGACGGGCGCGGCGAGGACATTGCCTTCTGTGCCAGGGCCAAGGAGTGCGGATTCCAGCCGCACGTCGACACGATGCTTCATGCCCTCCATGTCGGCCACGGGGTCTACGGCATGCACACGTCAGCCCTTGATGAGGTCCTATGAAGATTCTGCCAAACAACATCGCTGTCATCGAGCACGACACCCACATCTCGGCGTGGGTCGAGCAGGCAGGTCGTCTTGACCACGACCAGTATGCTCTTCCGGTCATCCTCAAGCACATCAGGCCAGGAGACTGGGTCGTCGACGCCGGAGCCTTTATCGGAGACCACACGAGAGCCTATCTCGACCGGGTCGGCCCAGACGGACACGTCGTGGCCCTCGAGATCAATCCTGAGGCCCTCGAGTGTCTCGAGCACAACTGTCCAGAGGCGATCCTCGTGAAGGGAGGCCTCTCTGACCAGGAGCGGCTGATCGGCTATGCCCAGGCCCTCAATGCCGGAGCCGGGCACGTCGTTGAGACCCCGGGAGAGATCCACCTGATCCCGCTCGACGCGATCAACCTCGAGAGATGCGACTTCATCAAGCTCGACATCGAGGGATGCGAGCTCGAGGCCCTTCACGGGGCCGTCGACACGATCCGCCGATGCCGCCCGTCCATGTGGATCGAGGTCAACGAGCACGCTCTCGAGAGGCGTGGCACCACGCCAGACCAGCTTCTTGAGTTCATCGGGTCTCTCGGCTACACGACGCGGTCGTTTCCGCCCGAGCGAAGCCTCCAGTATGACATCCTATGCATCCCGTCGCCGACATCCTGATCAGGACCTATCCTGGCGACTTCTGCTGGCTGTGGCACTGCCTCGACCAGATCAGACGTCACGCCAGGGGATTTCGGAAGGTGCACATCGTGGTGCCAGAGGGAGACTCAGGTCCTCTCCGGCACCTGACCGAGGAGATCATCCATGAGTGTCCCCGCCATCAGGACGATTATCTCGGGCAACAGATCACCAAGATGCTGGCCGACACGTTCACGGATGCCGATCTGGTCATGCACATGGACTCGGACGTCATGCTGACCAGAGAGACGTCGCCCGAGGACTTCCTGGAAGACGGCCGGGTCGTCCTGTTTCACGAGCCCTATGAAAAGACGGGCAGCCCGTGGCAGCCGGTCGTGGCCGAGATTCTGGGATGGACTCCGGAACATGAATTCATGCGCCGTCATCCCTTCATGTATCCCAGGTGGCTCTACGGCGAGACGCGCCGGCTGATCGAGCAGATCCACGGGATGCCATTCGAGGAGTATGTCATCTCTCGTCCCCACCGGAGTTTCAGCGAATTCAACGTGCTCGGAGCCGTCGCATGGAAGTATTTTTACGGCCAGTTTGTCTGGCGTCTTCCGGAGCAGGGGCGGGTCCATGCCCGCCAGTTCTGGAGCTGGGGAGGAATCGAGGCGGCGAGGGCCGAACTCGAGGAGACACTGAAATGAGCCGCCTTCTCTATGTCCTCCAGGTCTGGCACGGCGACGTCGACATGGCAACCGAGGTGGCAAGACTCCACGCCGAGATCACCGACGGAACCCCGTATCAGGACGTCGACGCCATGCTCGTCTACCGCAGGGACTGCCCGAGACCGAGGGAGCTCGAGGAACTGCTGGGCAAATCTTTTTCAGTTGTTCGTCCGTATCGGTCGAGGCGCCATGAGACCGGATTTCCGGCGGGTCCCAACGGCGTCTGGTGCGACATGATGCAGCACGTGGCGGCAATGCATCGGTCGAAAGAGTGGAAGTATGACTGCGTCCTGACGACCGAGGCTGACGCGGTTCCGCTCGTCCGCGACTGGCCGCAGAGACTTCTCGCCGCGTGGGACAGGGCCGAGTCCATGGTGGCTGGATGCTGGCATCCGAACGGCGAACACCGCGTCGGTCACATCAACGGAAATGCCCTGTTTGATCCGCTGACCGTGACGCTCGATCCTCGCCTCGCGGGGTGCAGCACGAGAGTCGCCTGGGACACCTACCTGGCAAACGTGTTTCATCAGCTCGGGTGGGAGGACATCCCAGAGATCAGAAACCTCTACCAGGCCCGGAACGTCGAGTCCTTTGTCTTTGAGCATCTCCTGAAGGATGACTGCGTGTGGCTGCACGGGGTCAAGGACTCAACCGCGCGCGACTGGGTGAGGCGGCGCCTGGTTTCTTCGTAGAAAAAAAGCTTTTCTATTCTCTCTCAGCAGGGATAGCTTGCTCTTGCGATTGATCGCCGAAAGCGATCGGGGAGCCGCGGTCCAGCCGCTGCAAACAGGCCGCACACAGTCCTAACGTGCCGAGGACAGAGAGAACGACGATGTGTCTGAAGATGCATCGCCATTCAACCCTAAACCTCAGTTAGAAAGCACAAGCAATATGCCTAATGATTGTATTGATCTGTCGGCCGTACAGAATTTCGCGGCCAAGGACGTCAACCGTATTGTCGGCCAGATCGCAAAGGTCCTGGCTCGCAAGAGTCCGTATATGAACGTCCTCAAGGGCGGAACCATTCCGAACGTCTCGGATGTCGTCCGCTCAGTCGTGCAGGAACGCGCCGTGATGAACGCCTCGCTCGCCGAGCCCTCGTTCACCAACGACGTCGAACTCTGCGGTGTCGGCGCCGACCCGGATGAAGTCGGCTCGACCGAATACCAATATCAGCTGCAGTCCCTCCGTGGCCGCGGTCCTCGCGTCTGCGTGAAGACCAGTCGCACCGCGTTCAAGGGCGCCTATCTCCAGGCCCAGATGGCCCTGGAAAAAGGAATCCTGCAGATCATGAACTCCGACATCCGCGCCACGCTCCTGCGTCGCTCCGGTGTCAAGTTCGTCGCCAGAAAGGGCGTCTCCTTTGACAATCTCGTCACCGGTGACTCCCAGCAGATCGACACGCCGTTCCTCAATCAGCTGCCCAACGCGCAGATGAACTTCCGCACGCTCTACAAGCTCGGAACTCTCCTGCGTGAGGATCTCCTCGCGGAGCCCTTCGGCACCGAGCGCGGCGACTTCTTCATGGTGATCGCCTCGATCGACCAGATCGAAGCCTTCCGCAACGACGCAGACGTCAAGGAAGACCTGCTCTACGTCACGGCCGGTTCGTTCCGCCTCGGCAATGAGGCCCTCACGGGCTACTCGTTCCAGGGGTATCGCGGATTCGCCCTCGGCGTCGACAGCCAGCCCCTTCGTTTCAACACGCTCGGTGCAAACGGCCAGCCCGTTCTCATTGAGCCCGAGGTTGGAGTCTCTGTGACCAATGGCAAGGGCGCCCGTCGCAACCCCGCGTGGGTCTCGGCGCAGTATGAGATCGGCTTCCTAATTGCCGGCGACAGCTTCTCGCGGCTCACGCCCGAGCGCTACACCGGCGAGGGATCGTTCAAGTTCGCGCCTCAGCTCCACATGGGCGAGCTCGAATGGGTCGCGCAGCGTGACAACGACTGCAACCTGTTCCTCGACTACGGGCAGCACATCTACCAGATCAGCCGGGCATACCAGCCGATCCGGCCGCATGCCGTGGTGCCCTTCGCCTACAAGCGCTGCACCTTCGACACCGGCCTCGAGACCTGCCTGACCAGTTCAACGGGACTCTAATCTGGTTCGATACATCGGGGAGGGGGTCAGCGGGCAAGCAGTGGGAAGCCCCCTCTCCGATAATCGACCCAGAAAAGAAAACCTGAGACATGTTCAAGGACTCCAGCCTAGATCCGGCCGTATATCTTCCCGGCGCCACGACGCTGCGGGACTATGCGACTGACCTCGAGGGACGGACGTCTTTCATCCGCCGCAGCAACCTCAGGTCTCCGAATCCCCCGACCCCGTTCGACGACGCCAACGCCGGCTATCGTCGCGGCTCGATGTGGATCCAGGAATACCAGCAGACCCAGATCGTCTGGATGTGCGTCGATTCCACTCCCGGGGATGCCTTCTGGGCGGCCTTTGCCTTCGGGATAGTTCCTCTCACTTTTCCGTTCGACATGGGCTTCGTCTCTGATACGGTCATCTTTTTCACCTATGATCTTGGAGGTCTGACATAATCATGGCACAGGTTCTACAGCTCAGGCGCGGCACGACCGCACAGAGCGATGCCTTCACCGGCGCCGTCGCCGAGGTCTCGGTCGACACCGACCGCGATTCTCTCAGGGTCCACGACGGCACCACTATGGGTGGCAAGGAGATCGCGCCTCTCAATGTCGCGATTCCGCTTCTCACAGACGCAACTACGGTCGGCCCCGCAGACGAGCTGATCGTCCGTCAGTCGGGTGTTGTCAAGCGTGCAACGGCGCAGGAGTTATTCACACAGCAGGCCATCTGGAACACCGTGGTTCCGTCCTTGACCGACGCCACAACCGTCAACGCCGCCGACGAACTCATCATCCAGCAGGGCGGCATCACCAAGCGAGCCACCGGCGCCGAGCTGGCCAAGGGTCTGAACACGATCAACGGGACGGTCAATGTCAAAGACTTTGGCGCCGTGGGCGATGGTGTGGCGGATGACACGGCGGCGATACAGGCCGCTATCGATGCAAACGCTGGAAAAGCCATTTATTTCCCAAGCGGAATTTACAAATTTAGCCAGCAACTTCGTATTAAGCGCAACAACACTTGTCTCATAGGCGATGCCCGCAATGCGTGCCAGCTTTGGTATTTTGCTGACACTAACCAGCCCGCCGTGCTGGTTCAATCAGAAAGCGGAAACGCAAGCCATCCAGACATATCTGGAGTTGTGGTCGCCAACCTTGGATTTAATAAACTTTCAGCCACAACACAGAACAGCATCTGCATTGAGTTTGATCGCGGACTTGGCTGCTCGATGACCAACTGTTATGTGAGCGGGTTTCCATCTGCAATTATTACATCGGGTTGCCGTAATTGCTATTTTTCTAACTTGGCACTCAACGCACGCAACTTTATTGCCAACACACCAATTAGCTCTGCGTCCGTAGTTACCATAAGGAACTCGACGACAGGCGGCGGAATCACTGGTTTCACGATTGTGTATGATAACTGTATTATTGGCGCAGTGTTTACGTCCGGTCGAGCAGTAACCGTAAGCGGAAATGACTATGCAGCATTTTCTAACTGCTACATTTCTGGAGCGACGGTCGAGATGGTAAATATCGTTGGCGCTGGAGATCACACTTATGATTGCTGGTTTGACCAATGCTATTTCGATGGGGGACTGGCTTATAGCAACTCCACCGACCAAAACGGCGACGGGTTGGTGACAGCAGCAGACTCGCCAACTCCGCTGGGAGTCCACATCCGCGAAAACTCTCCAACGGCTTCTCGCAACGCCATCCACAACTTTACGGATTGCACGTTTGGGCAGATGGATGCCGCAATGTATATTGACGAAGAGACTGCAACCGAAGTCGGAATTATTGGATGCCGTTTCCGTTATTGTTACGAAGACGGTATTTCTTGTGCCTCTGATGACGTTGATCTCCGCGTGGTTGGATGCACGTTCCGCGACTGCATTCAAGAAATCGCAGATCGCGGATGCATTCGCTTAGTAGACGCATCATCTGCTGTCATCAGCGGCAATGTGTTTTATTTTCCTGTCAATGACAGCAACGGAAATGCCATTTCTTACAAGGCCAACACCCGCGCAATTGTGCTGGGCGGGTCTTGTTCAGCAGCGTCAATTTCTATTACAGGAAACACGTTTACCAGCAACCACGCCAACATATCGGACATTGGCAACGGAGGCGCAACGATCACCAGTTTGGTCATTTCTGGCAACGCTTCAAATAACACGGTTAACAGCGCCGTTGGTAATCTTGTCGGAAACGCTGACAACTCCAATGCCAACACCCTCGATTGGTATCAAGAAGGAACGTGGACGCCGACCCTTGAGTTTGGCGGCGCGACAACCGCAATAACTTACAGCGCCGGACAGCGAACTGGATCATTCACGCGCATCGGCAACCGCGTATATTTTGACTGCTACTTCTTGCTGACAAGCAAGGGGTCGGCGTCTGGAGCAGCGACCATTAGCGGACTGCCGTTCTCTCAAAACGCCGCCTCACCGGCGTCTTATACGGTCAGCGTTGGGGCTATGGCGGCGGCGTTGGGAGACGCAAATGTTGACGCGGGCATAAATTCGTCAGATGTGAACGAGATTCGCCTCTATAAGCAGTCTGGAGGCTCGCGCACAAACATGACGGAGGCGGATTTTGAAAATACAACTAACATTATAGTGTCCGGCACCTACCGCGTCTAACCCATGCCCCTCGAAAGCTCAACAGTCCGCGACGGTGACGCAGGTTTCGTCGACTCAAAGAGTCAGATGAATCCGGTGGCGTTGCCAGACTTCAAGACATCCATAATTCGCATTTTCAGCAGCTGAACCAAATATAGACGCCATGGCAAGCCAGCTACAGCTCAGACGCGGGACGACGGCCCAGCACGGACCCTTCATCGGGGCCCCTGGCGAGGTCACCGTCGACACCGACAAGAAGACGACCGTCGTGCATGACGGAGCCACGGCTGGAGGTTTTCCGCTATCTCGCGAGTCGGTCATTGCGACTGGCTCTGTCACCCGCCGGTCAATCTCCGACCGCTTTGCCGACGCCGTTAATGTCAAAGACTTCGGCGCGGTAGGCGACGGTGTGGCAGATGACCGCGCTGCGTTTGTCGCGGCGGCGAACGCGGCGACCGCGCAGTCAAAGCGCCTTATTATTCCATCCGGCACTTACAACATCAGCGGCGGTGGGCTGATCCCGGTTGGAGATATTCGCATTGAAAGCTACGGCACAATCACTGGCGCGGGCGCGGCGTTTGGCGCCAACAACTGTCCGTTTGGAACTGGCAATTTTCAGTTTCATAAAATGGGGACATACCAAAATGTGCTTCAGTTTGACAGGTGGAACGTGAACGCCACAGACGCAGAAGCACATTCTGGCATCGCAGTTTTCCGCCGCTATGACGGTCGCGCAAACACATCAGCGTATTATCAATCTGGAACTCCAATCTACGGATATTTGCACTACGGAGAAGAGCGAGCTGCGCTGGCACAAAAGGCGAGCGGGACAGCCAATGCCGTTTGTGGTTTTATCAATGTGTTTTCGCTGGACAATGGGACAGGCGGCGGCAGATCCGAAATTGTTCCCATGGCCGGCGCCGTTTCATGCAGTCCAACGGCTTCTATTACTGCCGGAGGCAACTATTACAATGAATTTTCTATAAACGGGCCGACAGGGACATCTGAGTCCGATCCTCAAAGAGAGGCTTTTTTGGCAGGCGCATGCTACTTGGTTCAAAAGTATTGCCCAGGAAATACAAAAGATTCCAGCCACGAAGGTTCTTACGGCATCACTGTCACAACGCGACCCGGAAACGGCGGATTCGACTTTTCTCGTCCGGCCAATGTCCAGAATTACAAACTTTTTGCTGGTGTCGCCATCAACGGGTGGTCTGGGGTCAATGGCACGGCCACAGACGGTCATTCGGCTTCGGCCGCTTCTGCCTATGAGTGGGGAATTATCATTGGAGGGCACGGCAGTGCGTGGACGCCATTTAATTCTAACAGCAAAATCGACAATGGCATTGGGATCAAAGATTTTGTCAATACTGGCCTTTACATTTTTGGCGGGCATCCGCATCGACCAGCAAGTTCAGCTGCCATCAATGTGGCCGCAGACGCCGGAATATGTGCATTTGGGTTCGCGCCGGACGGAGCAGACACCGCGACCAAAATACAGATTAGGACGGACACTCAATACGCTCCAGCGATTAGAGTTTGGGCAAGCAGCCATGCTACAAGCGAGAGAGCGGGTATGTATCTTGGCGATTGGCTTCTGAATCAAGACATCCTTGGAAATGGAACCAAAGATTTTGGATTGTGGGATGGCGCAAGATCCGTTCTTAAAGTCGATCCCACGGGAAACAACCCAATCTATTTATGGACAGATGGCGCGTTGAAAAACGTGACAGTGGGTGCTGCAGACTCTGGCGGCACAGGATTCAAGGTGCTCCGCGTTCCAAACTAACAACAACCAACATATATGGAACATACAATCAAACTAAACGACAAGCACTTGCAAATAATCAGCGCGGCACTTTGTGAAATGCCGTTTCGGGTGGCTGCACCAGTGGTTGATGCAATCAACCGCCAGATTCAGCAGGGCCATCGAAGCAGCACGCCACTTGATGAAAACGGGATAGAAATAAACGCCTAATGCCCCTCCAAAGTCCAATCGCCCGCAAGCCATGATCTTCGAACTCAAAACATCCGCCGCCATGCTGACCGCCGGAACCTTCGGCGTCTTTGCAACTGCCGCGCCGGCCATGGAGTCCTTTGGATGGCTTCGCACGGTGGCCGAAATGGGCAGCTTTGGGCTCGTCGCCTTTGCGGCCATCATGCTCCTGGTCAAGGTGGCCCCGGCCTTCATCAGCCACCTCGATCGCGCCCGTGACACCTTTCTCGTTGAGCTTCGCGAAGAGCGCAATTCTCGTGAGAGGCACTGGCAGCATCTCGATGCGTCTCTCAAGTCGATCGATGGCAGTCTCCGCGACATCAACCACAATCTCGACAAGAAGTGAGCGTCCTAGACACCGCCGAATACCGCCGCCTGGCACTCCTGGCGGCCGGGGTCGACCCGTCTCAGATTCCGGCCATCCTCGACACCGCCACCTGGCGCCGTCTCATGATCGCGGCCCTCGTGGCCATCTCAGAGGGAGGAGGTGGCGGCGGAGCCGGATACGTCAACGGGTCTGTCCAGTTCTACGCCGATCTCCCGGTCACGGTCGGGACCCCGCCCGTCAACACCGCCTACCTCGTTCGCGAGGACTCCGGCGTCTGGTTCATCAACCGGAAGCCCGCCGGCATCTACGTCAGGCTCTTCAACAACGGGACCCTGGCCGACTGGGACTATGCCGGAGAATTCCCCTCGGTCAACGACAGCCAGTATTTCAGGATCTACGATTCTGCAGATCCGACCAGAGAGATTGCCTTCTCTGCCGCTTCGATTGCTTCCGGTCAGACTCGGACGATCACCGTCCCAAACAAAAACATTACGCTGGACGACGCAGGCGACTCTCGGACGCCAACCAGCCACACCCACGGCAACCTAACCAACGACGGAAAAGTCGGCACCACCGCCAACCTCCCGCTCAAAACAGGCACAAACGGCGTAGTCGAGGCGGGTTCTTTCGGCACGGCGGCAGGGAGCTTTTGCGAGGGGAATGATGCGCGGTTGAGCGATGCGAGGACACCGAGTTCAACACTGGCTCATGCGGCCAGCCATGCGGCGGGCGTCAAGGCCAGTTTCAGCGGCCAAGTCGCAGGGATGTCCACGCCCGTTCTTGTTCGCGCAAACGCCGCTGGAACCGCAGGCAACAGCATCACGCTTACATTTAATGGCTCTCAGTCGATAATTAACCGCCTGTCTGCGTGGAACTCGGCCAATCCCTCCAATCAAGCTACTTTGATTTGGGGCGATGGGTCGCAGATTCCCGAAAACGGCGAGGGCTTCACGCTTTCGGGCGGGGTTGCGGGCGGATCAGACCCAATTCCGTCTTTTTCTCAACTTGCCGTTAATGATGGCAATGATGTTTCATTAGTTTCGCTAAACGGCGCATCAAGCGATATCATTGAATTTGAATCACAAGAGCTAACATTTCAACATACTGGCGGCAATGATACTCCCTACATTTCCGTTACGGACGAAAACAACAATGAGGCGTTGCTTGGTCTTCGCCAAGGCGAGATGTTTTTGCAAGGAAGCAACCCCGATGTCCGCATTGAGCAAAATGGTGGAAATCTTGCCAACATCCTTATGGCAAGCGCCAAACTTGTTGACGAGCAAGGGCCATATACTGCGACAATAGATGTTCAAGAGCAGCTTACAGATGACGTAACCCTCACGATCCCTGACCAGTCGGGAACTCTCGCAGTCGTTACAGACATCCCAACCACCGCAGGAGACGTTGGAGCGGTAGCAGCGGGAGCCATCACAACCAGCGGCCTCACCCAAGCCACCGCCCGCATCCTCGGAAGGACGACTGCCAGCACAGGTGCCATCGAGGAGATCCAAATCGGATCGGGCTTGAGCCTTTCGGCGGGGGAGTTGTCGGCTACGGGCGGCGCAGGCGTCACCGATGGCGACAAGGGCGACATCACCGTCAGCGCATCGGGCGCGACATGGACGATTGATTCGGGCGCAGTCGGAACATCCAAGCTCGGCGGCGACATCACGACAGCGGGCAAGGCTCTCCTCGATGACGCAGACGCAGCGGCACAGCGCACGACTCTCGGCCTCGCCGCCTCGGCCACCACCGACACGACTAACGCCTCAAACATCAGCAGCGGGACGTTGGCCCCTGAGCGAATGGGCAGCGGCACACCTTCGGCCAGTAACTTTTTGCGCGGCGATGGGTCATGGCAGACTGTCGCGGGCGGCGGCATCTCCGCAGTAGATGCAACCACCGCAGATGTGCTTTCCGTTTCAGGCAGCAACCTCGTGGCCGATGACGGCGGCTTAATCAACAGCGCCAATCCTGCCGTAGTGTGGAACGATGCCAGCGGAAAGCTCGTCTATCAAAACCCCTTGGAGCGTCCCAGCGGAGCGGGGTCTATGTTTATTGGGCTCGCGCCTTCGACTACGGCGTTGGGCACGGGGGCAATAAACATTCAAACGGCCCGTGGCGCAGCAACGCGAGTCGCTTCAAACACCAACTCCATCGCCATCGGCAACGAAGTCACGGCAAGCGGCGACAGCGCAACAGCTATCGGTAACGGCACAAATTGCTCGGCCAGCGGAACAAGGGCTATCGCCATCGGGCGAGGGTTGGCAAGCGGCAATGACTCGATTTGCATTTCAACGTCTGTTTATGACGCAACGTCAGCAAACGCGATTGCTATGGGCTTTGGAGCCGCTCGCGCAACTGCGGCAGTGTCTATCGGGGGATTAGAAATTCTTTCGAGTGGCGTCAACGCTGTCGGCCTCAACGCTAATGCGAACTTGCGCGGAATGTTTGGCGCCTTGCCATTCAACGTTGTGTATTGGGGCGGCAGCACGACAAACGCCACCGCCACCGTCCTTAACCTGGACGCCACCGCCACCTCGCGCTTCACGATCGCCGCCAACACCGCCCTCGCCGTGGACATCCTGCTTGTCGCCCGCCGCTCCGACACCGCCGACAAATGGCTCGTCGCCCGCCGCTTCCTCGGAATCCGCAGGGACGGCAGCAACAACACGGCGCTCATCGGCACGGTTCAGACGCTCGGCACCGACCAGAGCGCAGGCTCGCCAACGTGGACTTTTGCGCTGACCGCCGATGACACCAACGAAGCCTTGCAACTGGAAGTGACAGGAGCGGCCTCCGAAACGATCCAATGGCGTGCCACCGCATTTTACCGAGTCGCCTAATATGAACTCCTCCGAAATCTACAACGTCCTCTTGGCCGAACCCCGCAGCATAGACGGCAAGACATGGCACGGCCTGTCCTACCAGCTAACCCGCGACGAAGCTGGCAAGGTCGAAGTGCGCGAGCATGGATGGCCGACGAGGCTCACCATTTACGAACAGGACGGCCCCGAACTCGATGCGCTGGACGAGGCCACGGTGAAAGCCGCCGTTGAATCCGCGCTGCCCGTGGATGAGGCGTATGTGATTCCGCCGCCGCCTGTGCCGTTGCCGACTTTCACCGCAGACGAATGGGTGGACGTGCAAGGTTTCGCAGGCAAGCGACCGACAACCCTGCTTTACCTCAAACTGCAACTCGACGCCGCGCAAAAGACATCGCCCAAGCTCGCCGCTGTGCAAGGTTGGCTCGACGGCATGATTGTGGCGGGCGTTACTTCGCCAGAGGAGCGGCGTTCTAATTGGAGCGCTTCGCCATACACATTTGAGGCCGCAAGCAGCGAAGCACTTCAAGTATTGAACAGCTAATGCGCACCGTAACTCTACAATCTATCCTCCTCCGCGCATGGCAACGTGTCGGCAACGACGCCAGCACCATCGACGCCGTCCCATCGCCGCCGCCATTGACCAGCAGCTCACCCAACAACCAACAGAGGAGAAACAACAATGAACATCAATGACATCATCCAGACCCTGACCCGGCTCAATTGGCTCGAGGTCATCGTGGCCCTCAACGGCCTCATCGTGGCCCTGATCGCGATCTTCGCGCTCATCCCGGGAGAACAGCCCGAGAAGACGCTGCGGGCGATCGTGGCCTTCGTCGGCCGCTTCTCGCGCAAATGAAGACGGCGCTCGTGGTCATCATCCTGGCCTTCATCGTGGCGGCGCTGCTCTCGGGCTGTGCCACCCCGAGGATCGGGTTCGGCTATGACTTTCTCAACCAGAGAGTCACCGTCTCGGTCGAGCCCGGCGACGGCAAGCAGGTCGTGAGGCCCGAGCGATGAAAAAGACGCAGATTCAGATCCTCCAGGAGTCGGTCGGGGTCGAACCTGACGGCTTCTGGGGACCAAAGTCCATCCTGGCCTGCCAGCGCCATCTTCGTGCCCTCATGCCGAGGCCGAATCCGTGGCCGAGGCAGGATCAGAAGAGTCTCACGGCGTTCTACGGCCCGGCGGGCTCGGTCTCGACCGCCCGGATCTCGGTTCCCTACAGGATGTTTCTCTACAACGGCCCGGAGACCATCCGGACGCTGGCCGTCCACGAGAGGCTCGCTCCCAGTCTCTCCCGGATTCTCAACGAGCTCGGGAAGCGCTACAAGACCGACGAGGCCAGGACCGAGGCCGGGGTCAACCGTTATTTTGGAATCTACGCCAACCGCAACATGCGAGGCGGAACCCTCCCGAGTCTGCATGCCCGGGCCGCCGCGATTGATCTCGACGCGAGCCGGAATGGCCTGCACGCGCACTGGCCGACCAGGGCCCACATGCCGCTCGACGTGATGGAGATCTTTGCCCGTGAGGGCTGGCTCGCCGCGGGAGCCTTCTGGTCGAGAGACGCGATGCACTTTCAGGCGACACAATAGGAGGAAACATCCATGAAAAAAGAAACCACTGACACCAACTGGGGCAAGGTCGCGCAGGCGGCCCATGCCGCGGATCACCAGACCAGACTGGCCGAGACCCAGGCCCAGCTCGAGGCCGAGCGGAGGGCCCACGCCGAGACTGTCAAGACCCTCGAACGTGCCCGCACGGCCGGCCGCAGGGCTGTCCAGGTGCCGAGGCCCTCGAGCCCCAGGGCCGGCAAGGGCGACATCGTCGAGGTCATCTTCTCCGACGTGCATGGCAACCAGGTCGATCCGGCGGCCTTCTCGGCGCTGCTCGGTGATCTCAAGATCCTGCGCCCCGACCGGATCTTCATCGGAGGTGACTTCATCAACTGCGGCGGATTCCTGGCCGAGCACCACGTCCTGGGCTACGTGTCCGAGGCCGACGACAGCTACGAGGACGACATGGCCGTGGCAAACGGGCTGCTCGACGCGATCATGGAGTCAAGCTCCTGCCCGGACATCCACTACCTCGAGGGCAACCATGAGTGGCGCGTCGAGCGCTGGGCCCTCACGCAGCGACTCGCCCACCACAAGGACGTCGAGCTGCTGCGCAAGACCTTCTGTGCCGAGCACGTCCTGCGCCTCAAGGAACGTGGCATCCGCTACTACCGGCAGGGCCACCTCCACGAGGGCTGCGACACGCCGGGCTGGGTGAAGCTCGACAAGATGTTCTATGTGCACAAGATCAGCAACTCGAAGGACGCGGCCGACGTGGCCCTGGCCAAGGCCGGCGGCAACATCTGCTACTTCGACACCCACCGGGCGAGTTTCAAGCCCAAGCACATTCCCGGCATCGGCCTGGTCAGTGCCTGGAATCCGGGCTGCCTGTGCAAGCGCCAGCCTCTCTACGCCAACACCCGGCCGACCGAGTGGACCCACGGCTACCTGGTCCGCTTCATCTCCCGAGCCACTGGCAACTTCAGCATGTTCAACGTCACCATCAACGCCGGAGAGAGCTATGCCGGCATGCTACTGAAAGGAAACCGCACAGATGCCTAACTGGAAATCCATACTGGAAAAACAAAACGCCGCGGCCTATGCATGGCCGAGGGGCTGGTCGAGTCGCGACGACGTGGCCGAACAGCTCGAGTGCAGTCCCGAGAGAGTGGCCTCGCTTCTCGCCCCCGGCATCCGTGCCGGCACGGTTGAGCGCCAGGACTTCACGGTCTGGGACAACAAGCTCAAGCGCCTGGTCCGGATCACCGGCTACCGGGAGCTCGGCAAGAACGAGACGCCGGCCGCGGCAGATCCCAAAAAATCTGACGAGCCCGCGCCCGCGAGAGAGCCGATGGAGGGCTCCCGGGTGCGACGCCGCCGCGGCTCTGGCAAGGTCGGGATTCTGTCGAAGGATGGAAAGCGCTGGAAGATCACGTGGCCTCACTGCAAGCCCACGTATCCCTCAGGCAGGGCGTTCGGAAGAGATCTCGACGTCCTGTGAGCCATGACCCGGCTCGTCGCCAGGCCAGACTCGTGCCCGGAGTGGATCCGGGACACCATTCTGCGTCTCGACCAGCTGTGCTTTCCTGCCGACTGGCGCGTCCGCGTCGAGGGCTGCTACTGGTGGATCGAGGAACAGGACCGGACGCCCGTCGCCTATGCGGCCCTGCGTCCCTGCACGGCGAGGCACAATGCCGGGCTGGGATTTCTCTCAAGAGTCGGAGTCCTGCGAGACTGGCGAGGCCAGGGACGGCAGAAGGAGCTCATCCGGAGACGGATCGCCCAGGCTCGCCGAGTCGGACTGAAAGAACTCGTGACCTATGTGGTTCCATCAAATCTTGCGAGCGCGAATTCGCTCATTTCCTGCGGCTTCCGGCTGTATTCTCCCCACCACGTCTGGGGAGGCAGGAGTGCCCTCTATTTCCGAAAGATTCTTTGACTTCTGCGCGGCAATCTGTGATGTCAGAATGTTCCATCGAGAGATAACTTTGCACAACGAGTCACGATCATGATCAATCTTGGAAAATCTTCAGAATCCGCCGGCATGATCGAGATGGTCTCCGCGATGCCGGATGAAAAAATGACCTATCCGTCTCTCTACATCTCTGGAAGAGAGGGAATCGACGACGCTCCCGATGTCGGGACCGAGGGCGAGGCGACGATCCGCTTCAGGATCGTCTCGAAGACCGACTCTGAGGGTCCGAACGGAAAGACCTCGTCGCTTGATCTCGAGGTCATGGGAATCGAATTTGGAGAGGCCTCCGAGGACAGCGAGGATGAGATCGAGAAGGGTCTCCGCGAGTCCGAAGAGGAAACCGAGGACGAGGAGGAATGACCATGAATGGAATGACCGACACGGTGGCCGAGGAGCCAGAACCCCAGATTCAGCTGACGCTGCCGAGATCGACGTTTGACCTTGCCAAGGGATTCCTGGCCGGGCTGAGCCAGGCGATCGGAGCCGCCGAGGCAAAACTCAAGGCCGACGAGAAGGCCGTGAAGGCCGACGAGACAATGAACGAGGTTCTTGCCACCGGCGCCGATCTTTCTGGATTCGGGGCCGAGCTCTCGGCGATGTCCGACAGCCGACTCGGGATTCCGCCAGTGGCATGATCTGGACATGTTCGTCTCGGAGATCATTGACCAGGTGATCGAGGTCCTCGGTCGGTGCGACCGGCAGAAGGCCCTTCGTCGCATCTCCGAGGCAGTTCGAGCCCTCCAGGACGAGGGCGACTGGGCCGCGAACATCGGGGCCCTCGACATCATGACCCTCTCTGACGGTCAGACCGTCACTCTTCCGCGCGAGGTGGAGACTCCGCTGGCAGTTGCCGTCAATGGCATCCCGGCCTTCATGCGAGACGAATTTTTCCGCTTCCATCTCAATGGCGACGGACTGACAGACGACCACGTCGT